CAACCGCTTGGATACCAGCTGTAAACTTTTTAGGATTCTTGATCGTAACACCATTTATTTTTAAATATCCAGCCATAAAATCACTCCTTCCTATATGTTTAACTCGGTATACCCAAGCTGTTGATGGTATTTGTTGATTTCTTTAACTGCAATACGTCCGAATTCTTTACCGCCAATATTAATGACAATATCACCATTTGGCGCTTGTGTTGGCGTTGCTCCCAATGCAGAAATAGCATTCATCAATGTGGTTACCATAGATGAAGTAAAGTCTTTCATACCGCCACCTTCATAGTTCATTTGATTGTTGTTACTAAACGTACTGTTAGACGGTGTGAACGTTGGTTCTTGGAACATTTTCGGCAACACTATACTTGAATTGAACATATCCAGTCCAAGATACTCAACGGCTTGTTGAATCAATTCAGCGGCACGTTGTGGTTTCTCTAGTGGAATAACCATCTCTTTCTTGTTTCCTTCGCCCATACGGTATAAACCGTCTTGATTGACTATGCCGCCGTTTTCATAACCTACAATTCTTCGACCAGTTGGTCCCCAACCTCTGCGACCATAAGGTAGGTCATACCGCCAATTTGAATTATTGAAGAAAGCTAACAATTGATGATAGCCATTAAAAATATTTTCATAGCCGCGAAGTTTATAAGCATTAAACGTGGACGGGATATATTGAAGCAGGCCTCTTGCTGGGTTCCCATTTGCCATGTTTATATCCCACACAGCTGAGCTTTGAGTAATACTCTGATTACCACCAGACTCTCTTTGAATTTGAGCGAGAACTCCATTAATTTCAGAACTGCTAATCCGCTGTCCTAGTTTGCTTGCAGCCTGTTTGATTTTCGATGTCCATCCACCATTACCTACAGCAGCACCGCCGATTGCACCAAACGAAGCATTTTTGTCGATATCGCTTGGTCCAAGAGATCCATTGATATGCAAGTGATCGTAGTGGTCATTCTGCGGCCATCTTACCCAACTGCCACTTGATCCAGTACCAGACATTCCTTTACGGTCTCGAACTTTCCCTTGAGTGATTACATAAGCTACTTTTGATGCAAAGTTATCAAACACCCAATTGGCAGGAGCCATGTATTTAGATGATCCATTCATACTTGCTGGATACGCAACGTCAATTGCCTGATGCTTCCCATGGGAATGAGGGTCCCCTGGTCTGAAACCAGAGGTGATTCGCATACCTGGATATCGATCGACAGTCTTTCTAGCGATATCGTATAGGTATTTGTATACACCCCAACTTCCCATTGATCCATCAAACGAACTATTTTGTGCTTCATGTCCTGCAGCAAATTTTGATTTAAACCATTCATAGGAACCCTCAGCAACAGTTCCAACAGCTCCTTTAGCCATTGATAATGCTGGCTCAAAAGCATTACTTAAATTAACAAATTTGGAAACTGCAGCATTCAATAACTTTTTAGGATTAGATGCATAAGACCAAATGTCTGAAGCAATTTCTTTTGCACCATTCCACTTTTCTTTGAACCAGTCACCTATTCCGTTAGCATAGGCCGGCACTCCGTACATTGCAGCAGTCTTTGGACCACTCAACACAGATGTTCCTTTTGGCAAATTTACCATCAAATTTCGCTGTGCCGGGAAGATACCTGTGCGACCGTCTGGCGTACGATAGGCTTCTTGATAGTTAGATCCTAATCCATCATTGACTAAAGCAGGCCCACCCGGGTGATATCCAGTACCTCTTGCATATTTGGGGACTTCCCACGAAGATAGCGTACTTTTTCCAGCTCCCACCTTTTTTAGAACCCAGTTGATACCATCAATGACGCCATTAACACCCTTACCTATTACACTAATCATGCCATTGAAGATCTTTCCAGCACCATCTTTTACAGACTTAACACCATTACTTAAACCTTTTCCGATTTTGCTTCCAAGACCATTTGCCCAATCGCCAATCTTTTCAAAAACACTCGAAGCAGTAGACTTCATCGAATTTAAAGAATTGCTCATATTTGTTCTTAATGTTGAAAAAGCATTGCTAGCGTTATTCTTAGCTGCTCCGGCCTGGTTTGAAACCTTATCTTTGATTTCATCCCATTTTGATCGCGTATTGCTCCAAGTCTCAGACCATCGATCAGAGACATTTCTTTTTAATTCTTGCAGTCTTGTTGAAGCATTTTCCTTAGCGGTTTTGGCTTTAGACGAAATAGTAGTAGAAAAGTTATCCCAAGTGTCCTTGGTGTTTTTCTTAACATCTGACCATCTGTTACTTACAGATTTCCAAATATCAGAGGCTTTATCAGAGACAGTTTTTTTCGCATCATTCCATTTTTCGCTAGTCCACTTAGTAACTTTTCCCCAAGCTTCTGAAGTGGCCGTTTTAATGCCATCCCATTTTTCTCCAATCCATTTACCAAGTTTCCCTGCTGCTTCTTTAATCGTATCCCAATTTTTCCAAAGTAACACACCTGCAGCTACAGTTGCAGCAATCGCAATGGTTATTGGCCCACCTAAAACTGCTACTACTCCACCAATTGCACTGCCCACAGCCGATAGAATTCCAGCAAGTCCACCTATTGAACTGAGGAAACCGAATATTGAACTCAATACTCCGACGACTGTAGATAAGATACTTAATAATTTTAAGGTCGCCACAAATGTTCCGAAAACAATTACAAAGTTAGAAAAACCTTCAGAGTGCTTGGTTATCCAATCCCCTATATCAGATAATACGTCGGCTAAAGATTCTATGAATTCAACAACTACTCCGCCAGTCCATGTTGCTATAGGTTTTAAGAAGTTATCCCACAACCATTTAAAAGCAGGCTTTAACCCCTCGATAATTCCGTTTAGTAAGTCTAGAGCACCACTAAGTAAATCTAAAAATGCCGGTATGACATTTTCTATAGTAAATTTTGCTAACGGCAGTAAAACATTCTCATAAAACCAAGCTAGTCCAGCTCCTATATTTTCCGCTAGCGGCTGAATAGATTTCAATAAACCCTCAATAGACGACAATAAAGGAGTAAAGTTAAGCTTCTTACCCCACTCTTCGGTAGCTCCGGCCATTGCATTTAATTGCTCTAACAAGCCATCAACAATTTCAAGAAGAGTTGAAAAGATAGATTCACCAACACTACCAGCTTTCCATGCCTCTGAGAATTGGGTAGCTATATTTGATACAGCATTATTTAATTTTGTGACGATTTCTAACAGATTTCCCAAAATAGATTCGCCTAGTCCGTTGTCATTCCATGCATTTCTAAATGAATTCGCTACTTCATGCAATAAGCCCAGAATCGAATTCCACAAATCAAAATATGATTGAATCAGGCGTGTTCCTCGTCCGTTGTCTTCCCAAGCTCGTCTGAAAGCACCAGCGATATCACCAATTATTCCGAGTATATCTGCAAGTAAGATCAATATATTTTCTATGAAAAGCTGCCCGGTCCCATTGGTCCAAACTTCCATAAATGACTTGCCGATAGCAGATGCAAGTCCAATAACCTCACCTAGTGCATACTTCCAAGCATCGATCACTCGTTGTCCTTGGTTTTTCCATGCATCCTGAAACGGCTTGAAGAAATTTTTTAGTATATTTTGGATATCTTTCATCCATTTAGGCGTGGAATAGGTACCAGTTGCAGATCCAAAATCAATACCAGGAGCAGAATCTTCTTTCTTTTCATCATCTGTATCCATCGTTAGCTTGTTGATTTGGTCAAATCCCATGAGAGACTTTTGTAGTTTCTTCACTTTCTCATTGGCTTTATTTGCGGAAGAGCCAGTATCGTTTAACGCTTGGATATTGTCATACAGTCCACTAGCGCCTTGTTTTGCTGCATCATAGGTTTTCCCGAATAGCATCGTAATAAAGGAAGCCAACTGCCCTGTGAGTTGAGCTACTGTACTCATTAACGTATTTAATGCTGGTAAGATTGCCGTGTATATTGGATAAAATGCCGTCATAAGGTTGACTTTGATCTGATTCAACGAAGCACTGAATTGATCGTTCGTTTTCAATGCTGACAACATACCGCTAGCCAGTTTGGTAATTGCGCCACCTAACAGCTGATAAACGACCAATGAAGGTAATAGATATTTCATCGACTGGCCAAAAGCATTCGTGCTTCCGGTCATTCGATTTGTTCCAGCTGTAACTTTGTTGGAATTACTAGAAAATAGACTTCCGAACTTTCCAATAAATCCAAGAGAGTTCCTCAAGCCATTTCCGACGCTCCCAAATCCGTGTGAAACTGCATTGGACATACGGTTGAATACACCACCGTATCTAGAAACAGCTCGCTCAGATTGCTTCAGTCCTGTACCTGTCATACTTGTACCACTAGAAGCATTGCCCGTTTGAATGGAGGATTGTCCTAAAGCAGAGTTGACTCGTTGGAGAGCCTTCCTCAGTGCTTCTGCACGATCTTCTGTTTGGGAATACTCCTTTTGAAGACGATCATTATCACTGATCAATTTATTCATCTTGATTGATTGTTTTTGAATCTCACCAGACGTTTTCAGTGATTGAGGAGTATCCTCATAGTTCTTGAATCCAGATGTAAAGCTGCCAGTTGGCACACGTTGATCGTTATATTCTGCCTTTAATGTTCGAATTCGTTTTCTCATCGATTCGATTTGTGCTTCGTTTTGGCTCAT